GCTATTGTCGGATTCCGTTTGTCATTGATTATATTTATTAATTTATCTATTTATCACTTGTTTCATTTCCTCTATTGCGAATCGCTTAGATCGAACTTTTCCAGAAAAATGGTCAATTTCTGACTCTTCTTAAAACAAAAGGGAGTCAGTATTTCTACCAACTCCCTTCGTTTCTTAAAGACTGATAAGGAAGGCTAAGCCTATTACAACAGCTATACCGAAAGCCAGAGCAATTGCTAATTGCTTATTTACTCTCTGACTTTCCTTATCGTTCAGGTACTTCTGTGCCTTACCAATGGTCAGTCTTCGTTCTTCAAGGTAAGTATTCAACATCTTCTTTGGGACAATTACTGTATGCTTGTGCATCTTTAAATCCTCCTTTTTTACTTTCAGTATATCATAATACAACCCAGTTGTCAATAAGTATTTACCAGACAAACGGTCATGTTTTGACTATTCTTAATTCATGCCTTTCATAGAGGGCAGGATTTTATGTTTGCATATTTGCCGGTTTAATTGTAATCCATTCTTGTAGGTTTGTTTCGTACCGCCACTGAATTGCTACTGAGTAAAAGCTGTCTTTACCATCTAAATAGCATTGTGGGCATATTCTATCTTTGTTTGGTGTTACAACTGATACATCATATAAAGATCTACCGCATCGCATACAGTTACATAATTTTACTTCTCCCATACATTCACCTGCTTTCTCCATGCCCTCTACAATGCAGACCTTCGGGTTGTTTACTTCCTGATTGACTTCGCTGCGATGACCAGAAATTCGTTGAGTTTTGTCTGATCTTCTTCGGTAAATGTGGCAGGTGAAAGTGCTTTTTTCATCAGAAGTCCATTCAAACTGACTTCTTTTGAAAGCGTTTTGACGTCATTCAGTATGCGTTTGTTCTCGCTTGCACCTGTCGCATTTGTCCTATCACCTGACCATTTACCTTCAAGCAGTTCAGTCCACTTCGCTTTTGCCCGAATAGTCTTGCCTTCCGTGTCCGCAATTTCACTCGCTCCGGTATCCATTAACTTTTGTTTAATACCGTAAACAGTGATTTGCTTTTGTATATCGGTCATGTCAGCGAAGGTCGGGAAAAGTTCAACCAGATTAAATCCACAAATCAGTTCTGTTGCATTTTCTTTTCCTTCAACCGTACCGATATACTTGTGCATATTCAGCGTGGTATTATCCAAAGTCCATTTAATAATTCTTTTTGCCATTGTGTGACCTCCATTTTTTCATAATGGTTATGAAGGTCTGCATTATGGAAGGCATGAATTTTCTGCTTGTCCGCCAATCCGCTGTTGACATCGTCTATATTACGGGACGGGGCATTAAATTGTCAATGAACATTTACATCTGATTTTAATGAAACAGGTTTATTAATGGTAACCGGCCGTGAAACATTTATTCATCAAAATCAGGTTTATGTATTGCATTTGCCATGCCAAAACGCTGAACAAATGAAAAAACTTCGTAACATACCGGAACCATTGAGAAAATTGTTTCATTCAATTCTGGCATGATCAAACCAATGGTAAACAATCCGGCAAGAAACGTCGAATGACTCGACAACAAATGACTGCAAATCATGAGAAACGTAATAAAATCAATAACATAACACTGTTTGTCGAACGCCTGCAATAAACGTCGACTGCTGACCGCCAGTCAGGGGGGGGGGTGGGAGGGCATTAACTGATGTACCTTTAACCAATGTACCCCTATATTCCCCCAAGGTAAGATTTTACTTTCGAAAGCTGGAAAAAAGAAGAGCAAGGAAGAGGAAAGCATAGTTTGGATATATTTATGCAAACTAGAAAATAAAGATTGACAACTATGCAAATGTATGATACAACCGTAGATAGTAATAAGGAAAGGTTTGATTTGAAAAGTTATGGTTGAGGCAGAGATAGCAAGCAGACTGAGTGAGAGTTTAACTGGGAGTGGAGAGCCGGGGAAGGTGTTTAAAATGAAGAAGGATTTTCGGAGGCTTGAAGCGAGATATGTTTGTACAGCAGAAGAGTATAAGCATCTCTGTACTGGTTACTCACCGAGTATTGTTGGAAGCTGTAGGAATTTTCAAGATGGTGCTTGTACTAATAGTGGTGTCTTGAATGGGTAGGCCGAAGGCAGATATTGATATCGAAGCGGCGATTGATTTGCTTATGAGAGGAGAACCAGTTCCTAGCGTGGCTGGAGAGCTTTCCATAAGCGCCCCGACCCTCAGAGCTCGGATTGCGGAGATTCAGAAAGAGCAAGGATTGCTTCTGCAGTACCGTTCGATTCAATCGCTCCAACTCACCGCCTTGCAGGCACGAATCTTAGAAGCTATTACTCCTGGAAAGATTGAAGAGGCTCCGTTGAAAGACTTGGTTGCGAGCTACAAGATACTCAAGGACAAGGAGCTCGTGATTGAAAACAAGCCAAGTGAGATCAAAGGCTTGGTGGCACATCTTATATACATGGAGAAACAAGAGCAGGCATTAGCATCGGGGAGTTCCGTTGAGCCCTTCGAAGAAGCGGACTTTACTGACGAGACGAATGAGTGTAAGTCACTCACGACTCTTGACACACAGGACTTCTCATGATTTTAACCAAGTCCTATACTAATCTCAGAGTCCTCCCGATCATGAAGCCAGACTCCACCGGCACACTCCTCGGAGGCCTAGTCGCGTTGTTTAAAGAAACTGAAATGAAAGACATAGCAATTTTCTATGGAGACAGGCTGTACTTAAACGTTCAAGACAACGAGTCAAATGTTGACTATTCTTAAACACCCGCGCCACCTAAACCCTCCCTCCTTAGGTCTTGCGCAAGGTTGAAGGCTGGTATATCCAAAGAAGGAGCTACGACGACTTGGGCGGCTGTCGACTCCTGACAAACACAATGTACCAGCTTTCGACCACGGGGTGTTTGGTTGTAGACGCCGCCCAACAGATGTGACTGAGGAGTTCTATTTTGAGTAATTGCGAAATCTGTGGTGTAGAAGAGAGTAAGGAAGTTAGACTCGTTAGAGATCACGATCATTCTACTGGATTTATTAGAGGTATGTTATGTGATCCTTGTAATGGTCGTCTTGGTACTTATGAGCATCGACTTGTTAAGCCTAGAAAAAATAAGGGGCAATACCGAATCTGGGTAGAAAAATATAGTAATGAAGTTACAGCTTACTTAAGTAAACCTATGACTATTATAAAGTATAAGCATAAGTGACAACTTCAAAACAAAAAGCTGCGTTTCTAAAACTTAAGAAATGTAAGAGATGTAAGAAGAGAGCGAAGCTAGAGAGACATCACGTTACATATAAACCTGAAATCATAGAGAACATTTGTACTAAGTGTCATAAAGAAATAACAAGATTAAATACTGAGGCTTCAAGAAGCACAACGCCTTGGCATAGACTTACAAACCTCGAACGTGCAGTCATTTGGATAAAGTACATTGGAACTTAATACAGCTAGCATACATAAATCAGTAATCAACAAACTCAAAGAGTGGAAGAACTCTCCTCTCTTGTTTGTAAAGGAATGTCTGCAAGCAGAACCAACTGAGCAACAGATTGAATTCCTTTCCGCGATTCAAAGAGAAAGAAGAATCACAATCAGATCAGGTCATGGAACTGGTAAGGATTGTTCTGCTTCATGGGTTGCAATCTGGTTTCTAGTCACTCGACCTTACGCAAAAGTAGTAGTAACCGCCCCGACTAATCGTCAGCTTCGAGACATTTTCTTAGCAGAGATTTCTAAATGGCTAAGACAATCTTTGGTAGCTGATGAGTTTAGAATATTAAAGGATTCAGTAGTTCAGAAGGACGCGAGTAAAGAATGGTGGCTTCGTCTTATCTCTCCTTCTGTTAGAGCAACGAAAGACGAACAAGCTGAAACACTGGCTGGGTTACATGGCGACCATCTGCTAATCATTGTTGACGAATCTTCCGGCGTGCCTGACCCAACATTTATTCCCCTTGAAGGCGCATTAACTCAGCCAGACAATAAAGTTGTCTTGATTGGTAACATGACTAAGAACAGTGGGTATTTCTATAATACTCACTTCAATGTAGTTGATAAGGAAATGTGGTTTAAACTTCACTGGGATTCTCGGAAGTCTACTCGTGTTGATAAGTCAATGCCTGAATACTTTGCTAAGAAGTATGGCATAGACTCGAATGTTTACAGAATCCGTGTTATGGGTGAGCCACCTCTGCAAGATGATACAACACTGATTCCTTTGTACGCTGCTGAACAGTGTATCGGGAATGAGATACTAGTTGCTGAAGATGAGCCTTTGTATCTTGGAGTTGATGTAGCAAGGTATGGAGATGATGCAAGTATTATATTACCTAGAAAGGGCTTGCAGATTAATCCTTGGGAGACTTTTAGAAAGTTAAATACAATTGACCTTGGTGGCTTCATTAGTCAAACGTATCAAGAGCTAAATGCTGACGGCTGCGCGATAGATGTTATTGGTGTCGGAGCTGGTGTTTATGATTGGCTGGAAAAGCATAATATGAAGAACCTCTATCCGATCAGTGTATCTGCTTCGTCAAGCGATATACTTAAATACAACCGTTTACGAGATGAGCTCTGGTGTAAGGTAAGAGATAATTGTTTACTTGGATTGTATTCTTTTCCAGATGTAAAAGTAAATGGAGAAAACGAATCCCTCGGTCAGCAACTTGCTAGTGAGCTTGCTTCAGTCCGTTACAAGTTTAATAGCCATGGAGGAATTATTGTTGAGTCTAAGAAAGATATGAAAGCAAGAGGAATTGCATCACCGAATATTGCTGATGCTCTTGGGCTTACTGAATATTTTGCA